GCAACACCTTCTCCTTTTGCAATTGCTGATCTAAAACGATTGATTGTTGTTTCTGGATTTGCTCTTTGTTTTAGTCTAGGATCGCCAGGTATATTATCATATTCTCTACCTCTTGGCAACCCTATTCTTATATCAAAGGGTCCTACTCTTTTGCCGCCTCTAAATATTGCCATGTTTCTTTCTGTTCTTTAAATGTGCTGCCTCAACCAACTTTTTATTCTGACCATAATATTCTACAGCATGTCCTTGTTTACACATGAGTTTATTAATACTCACACCATCACACCATACATCACCTAAAATACGACCAAACTTTCCAGTTTCATCGCCTTTATATGTTTTAATTACAATACGAGAAGCACTTTTCAAATGCTCTTGTAAAAATTTTTTAGACAGAAGACCATATTTTTTTTCTTCTAAATCTCTTGTTCTACTCTCTGGTGTATCAATACCATATAATCTTACTCTTTGTTTGTACATAATATCAAAACCCATATCAAGTATTACATCAATAGTATCACCATCAACTACCTTTGTAACTTTGCTTACTCTATAACTAAAATCTGTTGGGTCACCTAATCTGTTCATTAAATCATTCTCCTACTATCACGCCATACTTGACTTGCACCTGCTTTTCTAAACTGTGCTACTGGCATAAAAATAGATGGTGCATAATCATCTTCTTCCAATTCTAAAAATCCACTAGCAAATTGTTTTCTTAGATAATGTTTGATTGTTGGTTTAACTTCTCTTATATTTTTTAGTTTACGATAGTCACCTCTAAAACCTCTCTTATCCAATGTCTCTAATAATCTCATTCTCAATGGTATTGGTAAGTAATGAAAGTTAATACCTAAGAACCCACCTGCTGCTGATTGTATTGGCATAACAAGTGGAAATGTATCGTAGTATGGCAATGTTGCTTTAAGTTTAGGGTCATAACGAAAGAAATGTAATTTATTAAAACTAGGTGCTCTCTTTAGTGTGCCATCACGCATAAGTCTAGCTGCAGATATTCTGTTTGATAAGTCTGCTACCTTTTTCTTATACCAATTGATAGATAAATCTCTATCACCTGCCGCTTGTCTGATTGTATCAAATACACTTGCCATGTTACTATTTATCTCTAAATATTAGAATGAGAAAGATAAAACGCATATCAAATAGAATACTGGTACAAGGTAAATATAGACCACAAAATCCTGAAAAGTATAAGGGTGATCCTACAAACATTATTTATCGTAGTTCTTGGGAGCTTACAGTATTCAAGTATCTAGACAATAACCCTAACATATTAAAATGGGCAAGTGAAGAAGTATTTGTGCCATATCGTCATCCACTTACGAATAGAATAAGTCGATACTTTCCAGACTGTTGGTTGCGTTATAAAAATAATAAAGGTGAGATTGTAGAAACTATTTGGGAAATTAAACCAAAAAAACATACTGTGCCACCTACTGTGCCAAAACGCAAGACAAAAACATGGAAGTATAATGCAGAGCAGTATGTTATCAATAACGCAAAATGGTCAGCATGTAAGAAGTATTGTGACAGAAAAGGTTATAACTTTCAAATTATTACTGAAGATATACTCAAACATTGGTCAACAATACCTCCACTATAACACATAAATAGTCTTATGGCAACATTAGCAGACAAATTAAAACAACAATTATTTGGTGTCAATAAACCATCAGTAATGAGTAGTGCGCCTATTCGTAATAGTAGGTCAACAAATTTTTCAAGCACAGATCCATTTGCAGATACAGAAAATAACAAGTATGCTTTTGGTACACTAAGATATCCAGATAATCTAGGTGAGTATGAATATGGTCACTATTTACTATTTCATATCTTTCAAGTATCGCAGAGTAAGTATGCAGGACCACAAAAAGAAACTACCATAGAAACAATTGCTGCAGGTACTCCTTTTCAAAGAAAAGAAAAAATAACAAAAGAGTTTGAAAGAGCAGAGCATAATTTATTTTCAGAAAAAATTGCATATGAAGATAGTGGTGATATAAACAACATTATTAGAGATACGCAAGATGACGAAGGTGGTTCTGTTAGTAAAGCCTTAAGAACCTCTGGTAGACTAAAAAGATCAACTGATACAATTGCATTATATTTACCACCAAATATTAAACAAAGTGTAAATGTAGGTTATAAGAAAAGTGAAACAGGACTTGCTGGTGTTTTAGGTGCAGACTTAATAGGTGCGTCAAATGTAGATGATTTATTAAGTAGATTAGGTACTCAAGGCACATTCAACACAATAAGAGACGCATTAGTAGATACTTTAGGTGTAAAATTCGCAGCAGGTGTTGCAGATTTAGTTACAGGTGGTGATTTAGAGGGTGTTGTTCGTAAAGGTACGCAACGAGCATTGAATCCTGCATTAGAAGCAATATTTCAAAGTGTAGACCTGCGTACATTTAGTTTTAATTTTAGATTTACACCAAGAAGTCCGGACGAATTAAAACAAGTGGACGCAATAATTAAATTATTTAAGTTTCATATGTTGCCTGAACGAGTACAAGGTCAAAAGATAGGTCGTCATTTAATCTTTCCAAGTGAGTTTGAGATACAGTACATGTTTCAAGGCACAGAAAACAGATGGTACCCTTTCGTAAAACCTTGTGTGTTAGAAAGTTTGAGTGTAGATTATGGACCAGGTGGAGAAAGTCAACACTTTAGACCTGTGGAGACAGCTGGTGGAGACGCACCTGCACCTGTAGAAATGAATTTAGCATTGAACTTTACAGAAACAGAAATTATTACTAAAGAAAGTGTCGCAGAAGGATATTAATGACATATTTTAATAAGTTTCCATTATATCAATATGATATAGAAGACAATCAGCATAGAACACTTATAACAGATGTGTTACGCCGTGTCAATCTAAAAGGTAATGCAAAAGCAAATACGCTAGTCTTTGATAATTATAGTGTCAAAGATGGTGAACAACCTGACACAGTAGCAGACAAGTATTATGGCGATTCAGGTTTACACTGGATTATCGTCACAGTAAACAACATAACCTCCCGTTATGATTGGCCGCTAGATCAAGTTGCGTTATCTCAATTTGTAAACGATAAGTATTCAAATCCCAATGGTACACACCACCATGAGATTAACGCAACATCTGGCGATACAACAAGAAAACTGATAGTGTCTAGTGATACATCAGGTGCGACAGCTGTGACCAATTACGAGTACGAACAGTCAGAGAACGATAAAAAGAGACAAATAAGACTATTAGATAGGGCATTTGTAGGGCAGTTTATTTCAGAGTTTGAAACACTTATAGAAAGATAATACTATGGCAGATTTACAATTTGCAGGTGATTACGAGTTAGAAGGTATATTCGTACATGCAGCGAGTACGCAAGGTTCTCTAGATATCAAACCTTTACTACTTGAATTGAACATCTATGAGAGTATATTTACACCTAATATCACAGGTTCTCTTACAGTCGCAGATACTACAAATCACTTACAAAACGTACCTTTTAAAGGGCAAGAAGAATTAGAGTTTAAGTTTGGTATACCAGACAATGAACAGATAGATTTTTCAAAACACCGTATGCGTGTAACAAAAGTAAGTAATGTAACTAGAGTAGAGGAAAGACAACAAGTCTATACACTAAACTTCACAACAAGAGAAACACTTACAGATTTACGCACACCTCTTAATCAGATATATAAAGGCACAGCAGATCAAATCATACAAGAAGTATTACAGAATAATCTTAAAATAAAAAAGAATTTTAGACTAGAAGAAACGATTGATTCACTTACACTATTAGGTAATCGTATGAAACCTTTTAATTTTTGTAACATGGTCGCAAATAAAGGATCAAGTAAAAGACACAATGATAATCAATTATATTTCTTTGAAAATCATAGAGGGTATAGACTAGCGTCAATCTCTGGTCTTGCAGATACGAAACCACAAGTAAAGTATTACAGCGCAGAAGGTCGTGCAGAAGAACGAGATGTAAAACAAGATATGGAAAGAATACTTAGTTATCGAGTATCAAAGAATCAAGACTTAATCGCACACATCGCTACAGGTCTCATCAATTCGACACAATACACTTACGACATAAACACTAAATCATACAACAAAACAGAGCATAGATATTTCAACGAGTTTAACAATACTCCGCATACCGCCGATAAACCTTTTCCGATATATACGAGACAACCCGAGAGCGCCGATGGTAAGATTCTAGATGATTTCACCTCTTCCGTCACGAAAGTAAGCACGACAAACAGTTTTCTTCATACCATAGACGCAGACGATACGATAGACTATTCAAACACTACGGGTAAAGATCAGACAAGACTGTTTAGTCGCTTAAATCATGACGCATTGACTGTGAATGTAACAGTACCAGGTAATAGTATACTTGCAGCTGGTGATGTAGTAGAACTAAGTCTACCATCTCTTGAACCCATCTCAAAGGCATATGACAGAACATATGACGCTTACATGTCTGGTAAATATATCATTACAAACGTAGTGCATACCATATCCCCTACAAACTATACAACTACCTTTGATTGTTGTAAAGATAGTGTAGATGTACCCTATATAACGAGTACACAACCAATTAATGTGGGAGCGATATAGTGAAACTAACCCCTATATATCAGTATGTGCGTAGTAAAATAACCCTTGATTTAACACAGTTTTTGAGGGGGTTTGATTTACGAGGAGATAGTTCTATGCCATGGAATGACAATTACGCAAATGAAGAAAAGAATAGTAAGCGTAGTTCTTTAAAACAGACGGCCCAACGGCTGAAAAAGAAGCAGTAACATGAAAAATTATTACGGAGTAGTCGAGAGCAGAGCAGATCCCAAGCAGTTAGGCAGGGTTCGTGTCCGTGTATTGGGTATCCACACAGAGGACAAAGTGCAGCTGCCTACGGCAGACTTACCATGG